TCATGCAGCTTCTCCGATTCCGCCGGCGAGCATCTCGCGCGCGAGCCCACCGAGGCCGTCCACGCGCAGTCGGACGTTCAGGCCTTCGGTGCCAATGTCCACCCGCTCGACCAACAGCCCAACGATGCGGGCCTGCTCGGCGGGGAAGAGTTCGTCCCACAGCGGGTCGAGCTGCTGCAACGCCGCGCGCGCGTCGGCCTCGGTAATGCCATCAGCGTGGGCACGCGCGGCCTTCCAAGTGCCTGCCACGATCTCCGGCTGGCGGAACACAGCGCGGAGCTGGTCTATGACGGCGGCCTCGATCTCGCCCGCAGGCACTCGGCCCACCGGGCATGATCCGGCGACGTGTTTCTGCACCGTCTGGCTCACGTAGTAGCGATAGAGTTTCCCGCCCTTGCGGGTGTGCGTTGGCGAGAAGGCCGCGCCATCGGGGCCGAACAACAGCCCCTTGAGCAGGGCAGGGGTTTCGGCGCGGGTACGGGCAGCACGCTGTCGCGGACATTGCCGGACGATGCCATGGACCTTGTCCCAGACGTCCTGCGCGATGATGGCCTCATGTCGGCCAGGATAGTGCTGCCCCTTGTGGCTCATCTGGCCGATGTAGATCCGGTTGTGGAGCATCCGGTAGAGATTGCCCTTGTCGAAGGCCCGTCCGGTCCGGGTCGTGAGACCGCGCTCGTTGAGATCGTGGGCCAGCAGGGTCCAGGAGCCGAGTTCGAGGAACCGCGCGAAGATGTGCCGGACCAGTTCGGCCTCGTCGGGCTCGATGAGCAGCTGACGCTCTTCCACCCGGTAGCCGAGGGGGATGTTGCCGCCCATCCAGATGCCTTTCTTCTTCGAGGCGGCGACCTTGTCGCGAATACGCTCCGCGGTCACCTCACGTTCGAATTGTGCAAAGGACAGGAGGATATTCAGCGTCAATCTGCCCATCGAGGTTGTAGTATTGAACGACTGCGTCACCGAGACAAAGGTCACGCCGTTCCGGTCAAAGACCTCGACCAGCTTGGCGAAGTCGGCTAGCGAGCGGCTGAGGCGGTCGATCTTGTAGACCACCACCACGTCGACCAGCCCATCCTCGATGTCCTCCAGCAAGCGTTTCAGGCCGGGGCGTTCCAACGTCCCGCCCGAGATGCCGCCGTCGTCATACTGATCGCGGACCAGCACCCAGCCCTCGGACCGCTGGCTTGCGATGAACGCCTCGCACGCCTCTCGCTGAGCGTGGAGCGAATTGAACTCCTGCTCCAGCCCTTCCTCGGACGACTTGCGCGTGTAGATCGCGCAGCGCTGTTTGCGTACGACCGGCTTCGTCATGTCCGCGCCCTCCGGTTCTTGAGCCCGAAGAACACCCAGCCATTCCAGCGCGTGCCGGTGATGGCGCGCGCGATGGCCGACAGCGACTTGTAAGGTCGGCCCTGCCATTCGAAACCGTCGGCGGTGACGGTGACGATTTGCTCGACGCCCCGCCATTCGCGGATCAGCCGCGTGCCGGCGATGGGCATCGTGTCGGCGCGGATGCGGCTCTTCTTGCGGTCGCCGCCGTCGAGCTCCTCGCCCAGCCGTTCCAGCCGCCGGATGGTCTCGGGCTTCAGCCCGCCATAGGCCAATTCCTGGATGCGGTAGGCCAGCCGGCTCTCCAGGTAGCGCCGGTTGAACGGGGGCGGCTCGCTGTCGAACAGGTCGCGCCATTGCGCCTTCAGCTCGGGCGTCGTCGCGGTCTTCAGCGCGGCCAGGCGCGCGGGGATGGGATCGTGGGTGGTCATGCGGTTCTCCGGTGAGTTGGAGTTGCATGACGGCATTGGTCGGCCGGAGAGTGTAGGCGAATTTCTCCAGTATCGTCAGAAGGTTCACCGCGCTCTCGCAGCCGCAACCGGACCAGCCCCAGCGCCAGCAGGCCGCACAGCTCGGCGCGGCGTTCGGCGGGCGTCATCTGGCCGGGCGGCAGGGGATTGGGGCGTTTCATGAAGGGCGGGTCCGTGAGGTCTCGCCCTTCTCCTACTCATCGCATTCGCGAACCGTCCCACGTGGCCGGGACAGTCACGGGTGGAGCCGTCACGGACTCGACTCGTGGTTGTCCTGTCGGGTAGAACATAATCAGAACATGTCCGGCATTAGCGAGGTGAGTATATGGGTTCCGATCTCAAGAAATTCGTCAATCCCAAGTTCCTGAAGACAATCGATCTGGGCCTCATCAAGGAACTCTTCGCCCGGCATTTCGAGGCGGAGGACCTGCCCATCGATTTCGATGGCGAAGCTTCAGAGGTCCGATCTGCACTCGCCAAGCATTTCGAAGCGGCAGTCACTGCCTGGAACGAGGGCATGGTCGCCGATCTCCACCGGGTGGCGGACCTTGGCAGCAACGAGGGCATGCAGATCATCCTGAATGAGGCGCGGCGGCAGGGCGTGGTGCTCTATCCCGATCCCGAGCCGGACGAGAGGGAATCGGCTCCCGCCAGACACGACCCGAAGCATGTCGCGCTGCACACCTACCTGCATCACAAGAGCGTCTTCGAGGCGGCGGCCGATTTCCATGCTTTGCGGGCCCCGACGGCACTGGCCGAATTTCGTGGGCCCGAGCGGGACGTCAGCGCCGACCTGACGGCAGAGATCACCGAAGCATTCAAGGTCGCGGCGATGAAGCTCTTCGCCCGCGATCTCCAAGGTGAGTATTGTCGCCTCGCCGATCCGGCTGGCCCCGAGATAGTCGCGGGGCCGCTGGCCAGCGCGCTCGGCCACGAGGGCGTCATCGAGCAGCATGTTGATCCGGGCGCCGAGCGGCGGGGGCGCCTCTGCGGCGCGGCCGTAGACGAAGCCCGAGCGGTGGTTGAGATCGATCATGGATGGCGAGCCTTCTTCTGGCCCTTGATCCAGGGACTCTGCTCACCCGTCCGGTTCTTGCAGTATTCGAGGAAGCCGGGAGCGTTCAGGTTCTCCTTCTGCGTGCCCCATTTCAGGTTGTCGGCCCGGTTGTTCGCGGCGTTCTCGTCGAGATGCATGACGATGGCGCCGTCGAAGGGCGGCGGGCCATGGAAGGCCTCCGCGACGAGCCGGTGCACCTTGTAGGTCTTGCGCTTTACCTGCACGCAGAACCGACCATCGGTCTTGTTCCAGACGCCGAAATACGGCTGACCGCCGTACGGCCGCACGCCACCGCCCGGCATCGGATAGCGGTACGGCGTGACCATGACCCGCCCCTCGCTGCTCACGAGGATGCCCGGCACGCTGGGAACGTCGCGCCAGATTTCTCCGAAACTCATCGGCAGTTCTCCGTAATCAAAATGGGCAGTCGCCGGCGTCGGACTGGCGCTGCATGGACGCCTGAAACCCGTCGACGCAGGCCTCGATCAGGCGGTCGATGTCCTCGGCCGGCCTGTCGAAGAAGGGCTCCATCAGCCCCATCTCCGTCAGCGCCTCGGCCAGCTCGCGGCGCGCCTCGCGGATCGCGCGGGTTTCCATGTCGGTCTTGTCGATCATGCCGTGGTTCCTTTGGGCGTTGGCCGAGCCCGCCGTGAGGCAGGCCATCGAGCAGAAGCGGTGATGGGGATGGCGGTCCCAGCGCAGGCCGTGGCAGTAGCCGAAGCCCCGGGCCTCCCGGCCGCAGAGCGCGCAGGGCACGCGGCGGCCGAGCTCGGCGCGGGATAGAGGGCTCCGCCCGTTCGCGGCTGGAACGCTCCCCCGGAGCGTTCCCGAGACGCCGCTCACCCCATCAGCAGCAGGTCGAGCGCGTTTCGCTCCCCCTCGTCGGGCGCGGCGGTTCGGCGCTCGGAGGCCAGCACGATGAAGCGGCTGATGGCGTTCGAGGCCATGCATTCCAGGTCGCGCCGGGTGAGGCTCGCGATGGGACGGTCGAGCCGCCCCCGCGCCTCGAGCCATCGCCCCATCGCAAGGGCCGCCTCCGTGGTGACATGCGCCTGCCATTCGTCCGGGCTCACGGGTTGAGCCAGGCCGGACCGCCCGCGGCCTTCGGCGCGGCGGGCTCGGCGGCAGGTTGGGCGGCCTGCGACGACCACGCGGGCGCGGCCGGCGCGGCGGCGGGCTGCGACTGACCCCAGGCGGGGGTTGCGGCCTGCGCGGGCGCGGCAGCCGGCCGGGGCTTGTGCGAGGGCTGTGCCGGCACCGTCTCGCCGGCCATCACCTTCTGCCACTCGGGCGCCGTGGGTAGCACGACATGGTCGAGCTTGTTGGCGTCCTTGTAGGCGGGGTTGCGGTTCGGCTCGATCTGGATCTTCGCGACGAAGGTGATCCCGTCGAGATCGGCGAGCCCGCGCAGCACGCGCTTCGCCTTGGCCGCCTCGCTCATGTCCTCCGGGTTCAGGCCGAGCGCGCTGTCGATCATGGCCCGGAACTGGCTCTTGGAGACCCGGACCTGACCGTCTCGGAATGGGCGGACCGGCACCGGATGCTGTCGGGTCGCGCCTCGGCCGAACCGGGGCGGTATCGCACGGTGCGCACGCCCTACATGCGCGAGATCATGGACCGGCTGTCGCCCGGCGACGCTCGACGATCTGCCCTGCGTGACCGAGGCGCAGATGCAGGCGTTCGTGGCCGAGGCGCGCGCGATCGTGCCCGGGATGGGCACGGCCTCCCGCGGCCCGCGGCGCAGCGGTGCGGGACGCGGACAGGCGGAACCGGTCGGCGCGCGAAGAACCTCGCCGACTGCATGGATCACGTCCGCTGGCACGCGCGTCGGCTGAAGGGCCGCGTGCTGGTGATCACCTACAAGGATGTCGAGGCCGCCTTTGCGGAGATCCCAGGCGTGGCGACGGCGCACTTCAACGCCATCGCCGGGCTCGACAGCTTCGGTGACGTGGCGGGCCTCTTCGTCATCGGCCGTCCCCTGCCGCCGGACACGGCGCTGCAGGCGCCCGCCGCCGCGTTGCGGCGCCACGCGGTCGAGGGCGGCTACACGCAGAGCCACGCCGCGGTCCGGATGCGCGATGGGACGAGCCGGGCAGTACGGGTCACCCGCCACACGGACGACCAGGCCGAGGTGATCCGCGCGGCGATCTGCGACGACGAACTGATCCAGGCAATTGGCCGCGGGCGCGGCGTGAACCGCACCGAGGCCGACCCGCTGGAGGTACATATCCTCGCCGACGTCGCGCTGCCGCTGGTGCACGACAGCGTCACCACCTGGGAGACCGTCAGGCCGGACGTCGTGCAGCGTATGCTGCTCGCCGGCGTGGCTGTGGACAGCCCCGGGGATGCAGCGGCGGTGCATGCGGAACTCGTTGGCACGGCAAATGCGGCGAAGCTCACGTTCCAGCGAATCGGATTTAAGGGTCAAATCCCTATGAGTCCTTATAGGGGAATGACCCTTAAATCGGCTGCCTATCGACGTCCCGGGCGCGGACGGTCGTGGCAACGCGCGTACTGGCTGGAAGGCGACGCGGCCGAGGCGCGGCAGGTCCTGGAAGCGTGCCTGGGTGCGTTGGAGGGCTGGATGCCCGAGGCTGTCCGCTAGCCGTGTCGGGAATTGCGGACCGCTGCGCGAGTCTGCGCAATATTGTCAGGATTACAATGACTTAATCAAGATGCTATATTCGGGACGAGGCAGGCACGCCCGCGAATTGGGCATCCGGGGATCGAGCATGGCAGCACGGGCAGAGAGACGGGACGAGGCGCTGGCGGTGGACTACCGCCCGGTGGAGGCGCTGGTGCCTTACGCACGCAATGCGCGCACGCATTCGGAGGCGCAGGTCGCGCAGATCGCGGGCAGCATCCGCGAGTACGGCTTCACCAACCCGGTGCTGGTCGATGGCGCCAACGGCATCATCGCGGGGCACGGCCGGGTGATGGCCGCCCGTCAGCTGGGGATGACGACCGTCCCGGTGATCGAGCTCGCGCATCTGACGGAGGCACAGAAGCGGGCCTACATCCTCGCCGACAACCGGCTCGCCGAGCAGGCGGGCTGGGACCGGGAGCTGCTGGCGCTGGAGGTGGCGGACCTCTCGGACCTCGGCGTGGACCTCGGGAGCCTCGGCTTTGAGATGGCGGAAATCGACGCGCTCTTGCACGATGGCGCGCCCGACCCGCGCGAGGAGGACACCCCTGAGCCGCCCGAGGTGCCGGTCTCGCGTCCGGGCGATCTCTGGCAACTCGGGAGACACCGGCTGATCTGCGGGGACGCGACGGACAGGGCGACGGTCGAGCGTCTGCTGGGCGACCTGCGCCCGCATCTGATGGTCACCGATCCGCCCTACGGCGTGAACTACGACCCCGGCTGGCGCAACGCGGCCCTTGCGGCGAAGACGAAACGCACCGGCAAGGTCGCCAACGACGACCGGGCGGACTGGCGGGAGGCCTGGGCGCTCTTTCCCGGCGACGTGGCCTATGTCTGGCACGGCGCGCTGCACGCCACCACGGTGGCCGAGAGTCTCGTGGCGGAGGGCTTCGGGATCCGCGCGCAGATCGTCTGGGCCAAGGACCGGCTGGTGCTGGGCCGTGGGCATTATCACTGGCAGCACGAGCCCTGCTGGTATGCGGTCCGGGGCAAGGGTCACTGGTCGGGCGACCGCAGCCAGTCGACGCTCTGGCAGATCACGGGTCGCGACCAGGACGCGTCGACCGTGCACGGCACCCAGAAGCCGGTGGAGTGCATGCGCCGGCCGATCCTCAACAACTCCAGCCCCGGCCAGGCGGTCTTCGAGCCCTTCGCCGGCTCGGGCACGACGCTGATCGCGGCGGAGACCACCGGACGGGCCTGCCAGGCGATCGAGCTCGACCCGGCCTATGTCGATGTGGCGGTGCGCCGCTGGGAGGCCTTCACCGGCGAGACGGCCCTGCTGGAGGGCTGCGGGCGCGGCTTTGCCGAGGTGGCCGGTGAACGAAAGCGGGAGGTGGCGTGATGGGACGCAAGGCGCTCATGCTGACGCCTGCGCAGAAGGCGGAGGTGGAGACGCTGGCCGCGGTGCTCAACGCGCAGCAGATCGCGGACTACTTCGGCATCGGGCGGACCACCTTCTTCGCCATGGTCGAGCGCGACCCGGAGATTGCCGAACGGTACAAAAGAGGAAAGGCCCGCGCCGTGGGCGCGATCGCGCAGAGCCTGATCACCAAGGCGCGCTCGGGCGACACCGCCTGCATGATCTGCTATCTCAAGGCCCAGGCCGGCTGGCGCGAGCGTTCCGTCATGGAGGTGGAGCCGCTCGATGCCCCGGAGGAGAGCGCCGCTGCCCTTGGCGCACGCGAGAAGCTGATGGCGCTGATCGCGCGGGCGTCGGAGGCGCGGCGCGGAGACGGCATATCCTTCGAGGGGGAGCGCGCGCCATGAGCCAGCCCCGCCTGCTCTCGGCCTGCGGGGCCATGGCCAACGTGGTCGCAGGCTTCGCGGTGGCGCTCATCGTGCAGCTGGGCGTCTTTCCGCTCGTGGGGCTTGCGGCGACGCTCACGCGGAACGCGACGCTCGCGGGCGTCTTCACGGCCGTCTCGCTGTTCAGGAGCTACCTGCTGCGCCGGCTCTTCGACCGGATCGGGAGCGTGCCATGAAGGGCCGCAAACCGAAGCCCACGGCGCTCAAGCGCCTGAACGGCAACCCGGGCAAGCGCGCGCTGAATCATGCCGAGCCGCAACCGCCCCCGGGCCTGCCGGACTGCCCGCCGCATCTGTCGGAGGTGGCACGGGAGGAATGGCACCGGCTGGCGCAGGCGCTCCATGACATGGGCGTGCTGACGATCGCCGACCGCGCGGCGCTCGCGGCCTACTGCCAGGCCTACGGCCGCTGGGTCGAGGCGGAGGAGAAGATGAAGGCGACCCCGCCGATGGTGCGCACGCCCTCGGGCTACGTGCAGCAGTCGCCCTGGATGTCGGTGGCCAACAAGCAACTGGAACTCATGGGCCGCTACATGACCGAGCTGGGCCTGACGCCGGCCTCGCGCAGCCGGATCATCGCCGACCACGGGATCGGCAACGAGCCGATCGTCGTCATCCGCCAGATCGTGGGGCCCGGCGAGCAGGTCGAGACGCGCCGCGGGGTGATCGAGCTCGAGGCGGACGCGGACAAGCTCTGAGCCGACTACACTTCCGGAGCGACCGGAGCGATGTACAGACCTGCGCAACGAACGTTTGGCAGATTTGTACATGGTCAGGAACGCTGCCGCATCTCTCAGGCTCATCGCCTACGAGCGGGTCTCCACGGCCCGGCAGGGGAAGTCGGGGCTGGGGCTGGAGGCACAGCGGAAAGCGATCGACGATTTCGCGACTTCGCGCGGCGCTGAGGTCCTGGCGCGGTTCACCGAAGTCGAGAGCGGACGAAAGGCGGATCGGCCGGAACTCACGAAAGCCTTGGAACTGGCGCGGCTCACCGGCGCGACGCTGGTGATCGCCAAGCTGGACCGGCTCTCCCGCAACGCGGCGTTCCTGCTGACGTTACGGGACAGCGGCGCGCGGTTCCTCGCCGTGGACATGCCCGAGGCGAACGACCTCACCGTGGGCGTCATGGCGCTGGTGGCGCAGCAGGAGCGCGAGGCGATCTCCCGGCGTACCAAGGAGGCGCTGGCAGCCGCCAAGGCGCGCGGGGTGAAGCTGGGCAACCCAAACGGCGCGGCGGCACTGAGGCGGGCAGGGAAGGGCGGAGCCGCTCTTCGAGAAACTGTTCACCAGAACGCCGATGAGTATGCAGCAGCGCTCGTTCCGGTGGTGGAGGCGCTAAGGGCCGAAGGACACACAACACTCCGGGCCTTGGCCGAGGCACTGAACGCGCGAGGAATGATGACCCGGCGCGGCGGGCGGTGGCACGTCTCGAATGCGCGGAACCTACTTGGTCGAATTCGAAATTCTGAAGATTCCTGA